CAATCGGCCCCGACGAGAACGCCTTCAACGCCCAAACCTTCGCAGGCCTAACGGCAGACGCCTTCTGCCACTCGTTCTCCCCATCGTCCCGTACCCAGTTTGGCGCTTACAACGGCCTCCCCAATGGCACTCCATACCGCCTCAACTGGGACGTTGTCTCCTACTTGTCCGGCGCATCCGAGCAAACAGCAGGATCCTATACGGCCAAGCGTTTTCAAATTGCGGGCAACCCCAAAATGGCTGGCGTGGGACGTAACTACGCCCGCCAGTTCGGCATTGTCTCAGCCAACGTCAACGGCACCGACTATACATCTCCGCAGCAAAGCAATGGTCTGCGCGTCCAAATGGTCGTCGGTGGCACCGTTACCGTCATTTACAACGCAGGCAGACTGCAAGACACTCTCTATTACGACACCAGCAATCCAAACATTGTCGCCAATAGGCAGCGCGGCCTTGACTTTACCTACGCCAACCCCGACCTTGACGCCGTCGATAATAAGCAAATTATTTCCGCTATCCAAACCGAACACGAACAGCAAGACGAGCTACTGAAGATTGGTACCAAATGGATGATCGGCAACTGCATGTTTGAGGTAAGTTCTCGAACGCCGTCCGATAATGTTTACGACAAAACCGATTCTTCTCCTTACACGATAATCCTCAAGTGCATCGCTGTTTACGGCGATGGCGGTCCAGGATACATTGGCGTATGTCACCGTCCATTTATTACGACAAATACAAACCTGCCCGAAGGTTCTGAAGGTCCTCTGTTCGACATCGGCCAAGCCTGGTTCCCCATCTGCAAAGCCGAGCTTGCCACGTTCCAAAACTCTCGCGCCTGCGAAGTAACGGAAATCGGCATTAAGAGTAACGTCTGGACCCGCTTCAACGGCATCACCAATTTCAACTCAGTGCCGTCCGTCGAAAAGCTGCACAAATACGACACAGAGAATACCAGCCTCTCCACTGGGACAAACCAGTCTTACGCCCGCCGCGCTTCCTTCTTCCATCTTTACGTCAGGCCTGCCAATAACGATTACAGCCCCGAAGAAGGCTGGGCCAAGCTAAACCCATTCCCCTTCTGCGTTGTTGGATCTGCGCCGCAGGACCAATACAACTTCATTCGCATCGCGCAGCCCTTCGATCAGTTCGAGTATCGCATCCGCCCAGTCACTTCCGGCGAGATCAACCAGATTATTGGTCGTGGCTTATGCATCCGCTTAAACAGCGACGGCATCACGGCGGTCAATCCGTTCTACGACGCCTCGGGCATCGTCACGCAATACGGCACGTTTACCATCCGCGTCCGAGGCTTCCTCGACGACATCGCAGCGCTGGCACTCCATTCGGAAATGGTCAGCGACCCCGTTTTTTCAGGCAGCCAAGTCACGACTGCGCCAGTCTCCAGTGTGCGTTTTGTGCGTGCTTTTTCCTACCGCGACAACACCGACGCCAACCTCCGCCGCATCAGCAATGGCATCGCAAAAGCCATCGGCAAAGACCCTGACAACGTTGGCGAGGCTCCGTTTCCCGATGTGCCGTACTTTCCGCTGCCTGTTGGCGCAGAGTACCAATTTACCGAAGCAGACAAAAACAACTTTCAATTCAGCGGGGGTGGCCGTACCGTCCGGCTCAACATGCGGCTGCGCGTCGAAAACCTTGGTCCCAATGACCCTGGAGCAGCTCGCACAATCTTCTGGACTTTAGTAAACGGCCAATCCATCCCAGCCAACTTTACTGGCACTTGGACAGGCGGCGAAATCTTTGTAATCACTAAGCCAATTCTTGACGACACTTTGGTCGACTACATTTTCGAAGTCAACACGCCTGTCACCACGCGCACTTACACCACAGTCTCAGGCCCGCGCATTTTTGAAATAAACAGCGCGATTGCAGAAGTGTCGCACTATAGCAACCTCATCACACGCAGTTGCGACAACGGCCCAGAGCACGAGCTGGTCTACGTCAATGAAAACCTAGCCAACGACCCAGTTCGTAACGGCGTTGCATCATACACGGGCTGCGCTATGGCAGGCATCAGCGTCCGCAGCGGCATCAGCCTCAGCAGCTTCGAGCAACTGCACATCTACCAAAAGAAAGGCATCCAAGTCACCAATATTCGCCGCAACTCCAACGGCAACACAGTGCTCACCACAGACTCCTCCAACATTTTCACCGACCTCGCCTACTACCTCCTCACCAATCCCCACACTGGTGCAGGTGAGCTGATCAGTAGCGATCTCGTTGACCTGGCCCAGTTTGCCCGCACCGGCTCGTTCCTTGAAGCCAACGGGCTGTACTACGACGACGTGATTGTCGAACCGCAAAACCTGCGCGAATTCCTGGCACGCATCAGCACCTCGCTGCTTTGCAACCTTGTCATGCGCGGCGGCAAGTTTTCAATCGAACCTGCCCTCCCCATCGACACCACACGCAATTACACGATGTTCGATGTCAAGGTGCCCATCTCGGGCATCTTCACCGAAGGCAACATCATCGAAGACTCGTTCCAGCTTGAGTATGTCCAAGCGCAAGAGCGCCTCCCCATTCGTGCCATGGTGCGCTACCGCACGGAACTCCCTAATCGCTTCCCGCAAGAGCAAACAGCGGTCGTGTACTACACAGACCAGGCCAACGGCCCGCTGGAAGAGTTCAACTTCACCCACATCACCAGCCGCTACCACGCCGAACTGTTCGCCAAGTACGCCCTGAGCGCCCGCCGTCACCGCACCCATGTGGTCAGCTTCCAAACGCTGCCCTACGGCCTCGGCCTGGCACCCGGCGACTTCATCCGCGTGGTGACACAAGCCAGCTACGTCCAACCTGGTGCATCCGGCATCATCAAAGACAATGGCGCCATCATCACGCCCGCCCAGCTCACCAACGGCCAGAGCGTCGAAGTGTACTACTGGGACCGTAACGACAACGAAGTCAACGAAGACACGCTCACCATCAGCATTGTCGACGGCCAGCCCAAAGCCAACAAACTGTTCGGCTCAATCTTTGCCATCAAAGACACAACAACGCGCTCGCTTGTCTACATGGTCGATTCCATCGACCTTGACGAAGAAGGTCTGGCACGCATAAGCGCCAGCTACTTCCCCATAGACGCAAACGGCTACAGCGTGGTCGCTAATGAACTCAAGCCTTCTTACAATGGATTCACGGTGGTAAGCGACCTGGCACCTGACTGATGACCCTGCCAAACCTCCGACCATCAAGCCGCACTTTTAATCCGGGCGACTACCCGGTCAAGTTGTTTCGCACGCAAAGCGGCGCCGAATCCCGCATCCTCTACGGCAACAAGCGCGTCGGCGGCACGTTGGAACTGACCTATCAGAACATCAGCGACGCAGACGCCGACCTCTTCATCTCTAGCTACGACACCACCAAAGGCACCTTCTCCGCCTTCGACCTGCCCGACAACGCCAAAGCCGGCTGGACCGGCAGCAGCTCTACTTTTGTACCACAATCAGGGCTGCGTTATCGTTATGCAGAGCCCCCGGATATTGCCAGCGTCAAGCCCGGTCGTAGCACCGTAACCATCCGCCTGGTCGTGACCACATCATGAGCAAGTACTACACCGGCAAAGACGGCACCCTCAGCATCGCTGGCACGACCCAGGTCAAGGTGACCAACTGGTCCCTGCAGGCCGACCTTGAGATGCTGGAGACCACCACGCTGGGCGACGACGACCGCAGTTACACGCCCGGCATTCGCTCGTACAGCGGCTCCGCCACGCTGCTGTACTACGAAGACGACACCGCCCGCAACGACGCTGCCACCCAGGTCAAGCGCGTCATCAGTACTGGAGCCCCCAGCACTTCCCCCATCGCCTTCATCCTGGCGCTCGGCAGCAAGACCGTCACCCTCAACGCTTTCATCACCAGCGCCTCTTACGGCGCCAGCGTTGGCGAAGTGGTGAGCGCCCAGATCAGTTTCCAAGGTTCTGGTGCTGCAACAGGAGTGGCCATCTAATGTCCACCTACCTTGGCGCTTACGGTCGCGTCGCCCTCCGCCGCAAAAGCGACGAAGGCGAAAAAACTTCAATCGTCAACACCAGTGACATCAACGTCACTGCCCGCCGGTTCAGCTTCGACTTTGAATCCGGTTTCCTTATCAGCGGCGACGAAGTCGAAATTACAAGTACAAATGGGGCAGTGCTGGAATTCGTTGGCACTGACGGTTGGGCCGATGTCACTAAGCGAAACAGCGGCAAGTGGTTTATTTTTGTGGACGATCTTGGCGGTATTCGTTTATACAATACGTTCGCTGCATCTCTTGATGGAGAGCTTGCCAATGCGATTACTTTAAGCGCAATAGTTTCCGACATACCCATTCGCGTAAAAGTTGAAAACGCCAGTAGCCGCTTGCTCGGAGCGGTCACCTCATACGAGATCAACACCAGCCGCGAAGCCATCGACGTTACAGCCCTTTCAGAAGAATTTCGCAACCAGTACAGCGGTCTAATGTCCGGCTCGGGCACCATCTCCTGCCACTGGGACTACTTCAACACGACCGCAGAAACAGGAAACTACCTGCTTCAACTCATTCTCCGCACCGAAGTTGGCAGCGAGTTTGACGCCGAACTGTTCGTCAAAACAGAAAATTACGCACCCGCTGGGCAACAGAACGAGTTAAACAATAAAATCTACTACAGTATCAGCGGGGTTATCACCAACGCAGCGGTGGCTTTCCAGCCTGACGCGGTTGTCGAGGTTACAGCCGATTTTGTGACGACGGGGCCGATACGCCTTCGTACCGGCACCAGTGCCCTGAGCTATCTCCTCCAGGAAAACGACGATAGACTTGAGCTTGAACAAGACGCCAGCTCGTACTTGGCCTTGGAGCAGGAGGACTAACCCTTGGCAGACCTCAAGATTACAGAGCTACAGGCTCTAGCTGGCGCCAATCTCGCAGCCACGGACCAACTCGCTATCGCGGACATCAGCGCCAGCGAGACCAAGAAAATCTCGGTCAACGACCTGATCGCCTATGGCGTCGACCTTATCACCAACGGCGACATACCCAGCGTCAAAGTCAGCTTTGCCGCCGGCTCGATCGTCGAGGCATCCATCGCCTCTGGCGCCGTCACTGCCACCAAGATCGGGGCTGATGCCGTAACTGCGGCCAAGCTCGGAGACCAAAGCACTTGCGTTATCGCAGCAACCAAAGCCGCGCTTGATGCACTGACAGGCGATTTTGTAGGGCAGTTCGGCTTTACAACCGACAATATCAAGCTCTACATATGGCGCAACAGCAGTTGGAACCTGCTTAACGCTGCCGGCTCTATCAACAGCATCACCGCAAACAACAGCGGAATTGTCAATATCACCGTCACAACAGACGGAGATGAAGTAACACTTACTCCCTCGCTCGACAATACAGCCGCCGCTGCCCAATTTCTCGCAGGTCCCACTGGCTCGGCTGGCGCAGCAAGTTACCGCACCATCGCTGGTGCCGATCTCCCCACCGCTACGACCAGTGCAAAGGGTGGCGTCATCATTAACGGCGGCGGCCTGACACTGATTGGCGACACTGCCGTCATCAACAACACGGTCACGCCCGTCAGCGACCAGCTTCGCAAGATCAGTTACAACGCCCAAGGCCTGATCACCGCCAGCACCAGCGTCGCAGGCGGTGACTTGCCCGTTGCCACAAGCTCTGTCGTAGGCGTAGTCCGCCCTGGCACTGGCCTGAGTGTCGACGGCAGCGGCGTCCTCAACCACACCAACGTGGTTACAGGTGCCACACAAAACGGTTTCACCTTCGACGCTCAAGGCCATATCACCAACGCCACTGGACTGGTTGCGGCCGACATCCCAGACCTCCCGGCCACAAAACTGACCAGCGGCTCGCTCGACATCGCCCGCATCAGTAACAACACTGTCACGGGCGCCAAACTGGCCAACTACGCCATCACCAAGATCGGTGAGACGCAACCAACCGCTGATCAGATTGGTCAGTTCTTCTTCAATCCGCTCACCCGCGACCTCTTTCTCTGGGACGGTAACGTCTTCCAGCCCATCGGCATCTCGGTGGGCGAGATCATCTTCGCTGGCACGTTTGATGCCTCCGCCGGAAGCGGCAGCGGCCTGATCGCTACCGTCACCGCAGAAGGCACCGCCATCGGCCTGGTCGTTGGTCAGCCGCTACCTTCAGCAGCCACCGCCAACAACCGCTACTACTTGGTGGTCTCCGAGGCTGGCACGATCACCAGCGGCAATGCCCCAAACGTTGCCCTAGCACCTCCGGACATTGTTCTATCCAACGGCAGCGAGTGGACTGAAGTTGACGTTAGCCAGACGATCACCAGCGTCACCGCCAACCAAGTTAGCTACACCCCCAGCGGCGGCCTTGCTGCTGTCAACGTCCAAGCCGCCATCGACGAGCTAGAGAGCGAAAAGCTCGCCAAGGCCGGTGGCACGATGACCGGCGAGCTGCTGATCGGTAGCGCCGGCAGCTTTGCGTTTGAAGGCTCCACTGCCAACGCCTATGAAACCTACCTAACTGCTACCGACCCGACCGCCGACCGGACCATCACCTTCCCGGACCAAAGCGGCAACGTGATCGTCAGCGGCAACGCCAGCATCGTCAACGCGGACATCAGTGCCACAGCCGCAATCAGCGGCAGCAAGATCGTCGCTGGCACTACCAGCGTTGTTGGCGTCGTTCAACTCACAGATTCCACCAGTAGCACCAGCACCAGCACCGCTGCCACGCCAAACGCCGTAAAGACCGCCTACGACCTGGCCGTCGCAGCACTACCCAAGAGCGGTGGCGCCATGACCGGCGACATCACGCTCAACGCTCAAGCCGACCTTCGCTTTGCCGACTCAGACAGCAGCAACTGGGTTGCGTTCCAGGCACCCGCAACCATCAGTGCAAACGTCACATGGACACTGCCTGCAACAGACGGCACAAGCGCTCAGGCACTCAGCACCAATGGCAGCGGAGTCTTGTCCTGGGCCAGCTTCGCTTCCCTTAGTACCGCTCAAACCTTCACCGCCGCCCAACGCGGCACGATTAGCGCCCTAGGTGCAGTCACGGCTGGAACCACCACGCTGGACTTTGCCACCGCCAACAACTTCAGCCTAAGCCTCCCCGCTGGCGGCACTGTGACACTGGCTACGCCCAGCAATATCACAGCCGGTCAAAGTGGCTGTATCGTCATCACACAGAACAGTGGCACTGCGGCTCTCGTGGCCTACTCCACTGCCTGGAAATGGAAAGGCGGCGCACCTTCAATGAGCACAACGCTCAGTAGCGTCAACGTCATCGCCTACTTTGTGGAATCCGCTAGCCGGATCACCGCCACCCTCCTCGACAACACCGTCAACTAATGCTGGTACCAGGCTCGTCCACTCCGCTCCTGGCGCACAGCGCCGCTGCCGCTGCAACGGGCATCTCTAGGAGCCTGCGGTTCAATAGTAGTGACAGTGCCTACTTGTCCAGAACTCCCGCATCAGCCGGCAACCGCCGTACATTTACTTGGTCTGGCTGGATAAAGAGATGCGTATTTGCTACGCGCCAATCAATTGCTAGTGCTGGCACTGGAAACCTAAGCGGCCAGCCTGGAGGAGGATTTTATTTTAATAGCTCTACGGACACCCTTAGCGTTATACATGGTGGCGCAACAAGTGTAAATCTTACTTCAGCCCAAGTCTTTCGAGATCCTGGTGCCTGGTTTCACTTAGTGGTCGCTTACGATACAACTCAAGTAACCAGCTCAAATAGAGTAAAAATTTACGTGAATGGCTTGCAGATTACGCTATCTGGCACCTATCCTTCGCAGGACTTTCAAACAGATTTTAACAACACGGTGATCCACGCCATTGGCAGCCGCACCGATGATGGAGGATTACCAGCTTCGGCGGCAAACCATTACCTAGCCGACATCTACTTCATCGACGGCCAAGCGCTAACCCCCAGCAGCTTCACCGAAACCGACGCCACCACCGGCCAGCTTGTAGCTAAGGCATACACCGGCAGCTACGGCACCAACGGCTTTCACCTGGAGTTCGCGGACAACAGCAGCAACACCGCGACCACATTAGGGAAGGACACTAGTGGCAACGGCAACAACTGGACGCCGAACAACCTTTCCGTCACCGCTGGTGCAGGCAACGACTCCCTCGTAGACGTTCCCACTAATGGGTCGCAGACGGATACGGGCGTGGGGGGTGAGGTGCGGGGGAATTACTGCACGTTGAATCCGCTGTTTAAAGCAGACACTGGCACACCAGCATACTCAAATGGAAATCTAGATTTAAGCGCTGGTGGATCAGGAGACAGCTACTTTGCGGGAACTTTTCTTTTCTCAACAGGAAAGTATTATTACGAGACAACAATTAATGCAGTTGGCAATGGGGTACTAATTGGGGTCTGCGCAGAGTTAAACTCTACCAGCCTCACAAACATTGGATCGTACAGAGAAAGTGGCACTATTTACAACTTAAGCTCCGCAACTCAAACCGCTGGGTCTGCTTATACAACAGGCGACATCATTGGGGTAGCAATAGACTGCGATAATGCAACAGTAAAGTTTTATAAAAACGGTGTTGGTCAAGGTGCGACTCCATCTTTTACGTTTACAGCGGGTACAAATTTGATCGTAAGAGGTCGATCTAATAGCACAGGAGCTTCACTTAGTTTCAACTTCGGCCAACGCGCCTTTGCCTACACGGCCCCCAGCGGCTTCAAGGCGCTCAATACGGCTAACCTGCCCGCGCCAGCGGTGGTGAAAAGTAATACGGTGATGGATGTGGTGCTTTACACCGGCACTGGGTCAAGCCTGACGCTTCCCTACGCCAGCAGCACACCAACCAGTATTGCTTTTACGCCCGACCTCGTGTGGATCAAAGGTCGGTCCGGGGCAACTGATCATGCGCTCTACGACGCGGTGCGTGATGTTCAGAAGGATCTTGCTAGCAACAGTACCGCCGCAGAAACAACGCAAAGCACCGGCCTAACCGCATTTGGCACCAACACCTTCACCATAGGCAGTCTTGCCAAACTCAACACCAGCTCAGCCACCTACGCCGCCTGGTGCTGGGACGCCGGAACTACAACCGACCCCAACAACACAGCAGGCTCCATCACTTCTAGTGTGCGAGCTAACGCAACAGCAGGGTTTTCGATTGTCACGTTCACATCGAATTCCAGCGGCAATGCCACCGTGGGTCACGGTTTAGGCGTCGCACCTTCTCTAGTGATCCTTAAGAATAGAACAGGTGGAGCGGGCAACTGGCTTGTTTTTCATAAGGCAGTCTGCACCAAAGATAATTTCTTGTACTTAAACAGCACTAACGCGCTTGGAACTTTTACGGATGCTCAAGGCGCTGCTATTCCCTCATCCACTGTATTTGGAATCAACGCTGGAATTGGCATCGCTGGAAGTGCTGATTGCGTAGCCTACTGCTTCGCCCCAGTAGTCGGGTACTCTTCTTTTGGCAGCTACACCGGCAACGGCAGCTCAGATGGTCCGTTTGTTTATACCGGGTTTAGGCCAAAATACTTGCTATTGAAAAGTACAGGGACTGGCGATTGGGTTATCAACGACACCACTCGGGATGCCTACAATGTCAGCGGTTATAATTTATACGCACAAGCTTCTGACGCCGAAGGCTTCAATGCGCGGCTTGATATTTTAAGCAACGGGTTTAAGCTGCGCTCTACTTTCGCATCATCTAATTCATCCGGCCAAACATACATCTACGCAGCCTTCGCCGAAGCTCCCTTCAACTACGCCCGCGCCCGCTAACCCCACTAGAGAACAAGACTACGCGCCCTGCAGCTTGTCCACACTTTCCGAAAAGCGCCACATAGCGTCGGCATAACTTGCTCCGATAGGCTCGGGTTGCGGCTCTGGTGTTTTGTATCCAGCCTGGTCCAGCACGGCACGGGCAAAGTCGAGCACGCCCTGATCGCTGAAGCAGATGTAATTGGTGAAGCAGTTTGCGTGCATGTACATAATTTTTTGGATCTCTTCGTCGGTCATGGTGCCTTGATTGCGTGGGAGGCTAGAGTGACAGAAGCCTTCCAGCGGTGTCAACTACTAGACGCCTGAACCACTGTGTTTCTTCTCGACGGCAAACCCCTGGCTC